CTCTGAGCTTCCTGAAGGAACCATTAGAACAGGCAGGGCACAAGGTAGTCATTGTAGACTATGGATACGTCCATAGGCTGCGTGTGAGGCTCTGTAACAGTCGTTTGGCTAAGATGCTGGCATCTATCTCAGAGTCGGAGGCCATTGCCATAGGGCACTCTAATGGGTGTGATATTATTAGGCAGGCGGCTGATTTGGGAGCTTTCAAAGATATAATCCTGTTCAACCCTGCTCTGGACAGCGACTCAGAGTTCTCTGAACACCTAGAAAATATCAGTGTATTCTATAGTGCTAATGACAAAGCTACAACAGTGGCTAGGTGGATACCTTTCAGCAGCTGGGGCAATATGGGGGCTGTTGGGTACGAAGGGCCAGATAGCCGTGTTATCGACTTCGATGAAGAACATATTACAGGCAAAGAAATGGGGCACTCAGATTTCTCCGAGTACCCCAGTTATTTCGTCCCTCTTGTGAAACTTCTATGCGAGGACTAGCTATGTTTCTGTCTACGTTATTGTTGAGTGGCTGTATTGGCGTGTCTGTCATTACTGTTGATGTAGTAACAGTTAAGGACAATGAAGTTACTATACAGGCTCCCAAAGACCTTGTTATATATATCAGTGCGTAAAAGAAATTGCCGATGCTAACAGGGTCTTAAGGAAGATTACAAACAGCAAGGGACAGACACTTGTTATTAAGGGTGTTCAGTGTAACTCTGCTTAGCGTTTCTTCTTTGCTTTCTTAGCTACACGTTTCTTCTTTACTTCCTTAACCACTTCGGGTTTGTATAGCTTACCTTTAACAGCGTCTTTAGAGGGCTGTGCAGGTTCATACACTAGCTGAAGATCAAGATGTTCGATAATACGTTTAACAGCCTCTACTAGTGTAAGCTCAACCTCCTCGTCTACTGTATAAGCGCCACCCCAACCATAATCTCTTATTTGTCTACCCGTTCTAACTCTAACCGTGGGTTCTTCAGGTTCTTTCTTCGATTTAAACCATGCCATCACACTTCTCCTTCCTTTTTATACCGCTTCTTAAACAGCTTATAAGCTATCTTCCACTCAAGAGGAGCGGCTAGTTTAGCCAGTTGCCTTAGTAGTTTTGCTTTCTTACCGTTCATTTGACTCTCCACTTTTGTTCGTCCCCTTGAGGGCTATATTTAGAAGTATCTTTTAATCGCAGCCTAGAAGCTGATACTTGAGTAGTTTCCCGTTTAAATACTGGTGGGCAACATACTTGTTTATCTGTCCTAATGTGTGTAGCAGTCTTTCCCTTTCCTTCATAAATATATTTAGATGTCTCTACAGAATAATCGTGCAGATCGCTTACTGAGAATAATTCGTATGTTTCTTCTTCTGTTTCTTCTTCCATAATCTTTCTCCTATAGTCCACAAGTTAATCGGTGGGAATTTAAGTTCAGCTCATACGATTTCACAAGCCCCCCCAACACATGCATATTCTTGACTCCCTGTTGTCATGTCTTCCTTCTCGAAGTCTGACAACGCATCCCAATCAATCTCAGGCATATCTTTGACCATACTATTATAAGTTTCTTCATTTATCTCCTGATAAGGAGCTTGCTTATATGTGTGGTCACTATGGGGCAGAAAAGAAACACCGCTACAAATGTCGAAATTCTTATAAACCCACGCACCAGTATCTAACCATTCATCCTCTTTAACATAGACTGTAATCGAAGGTTTGTGTTCTGTATAATGCTCTGCGTACACCTTCCACAACTCTAACTGCTCGAGCGCTGACCTATCATCCCGCATAACAGAGCCTTCAGGGGCTTTCATAGGGAAGCTAAAAATAGCTGTTGAGTCTTCCTTGCCGATGGCATCCTCTACAGGCACTCCTTGTTCTGCTAGGAAAGAGTATAACGGGTCTTTCTTATCCGTACGTACAGTCCTAATGTAATACTCAGAGTAACGAGGATGAATACCAGAGGCAGAATCAACCAATTGTGATACTGTACCGCTAGGCTTAACACAAGTAATTGCAGTAGATTGAGGAATACCAAGCTTATCAGCCCATTCTTTGTTCGTTTCAACTGCCACCTCCTTGAGTTGTTGTAATACTGTTTCTAAAGAGATTATATCCTTAGCTTTACCTGTTAAAGTAGAATCAATCCACCGTTCAGATCCACTTAATACAGGGTGGTCCATAATACCAGTAAGGCTCACACCTAACAGCCGTTCTTCTTCAGTGTTATTCTGCCATGCTTTGCTCAGGTATCGGAAGTCAGTAAGGGTTGATTGAAGAGTTCCAAGGATAGTAGCAAGACGTACTTTTCGCTTGAGATCTTCAAAGGAATCACCGCTTCGTACAACGACTTCTGTGAGGTTACAGAACTGCTTTGACCTGAGAATAATTTCCGAACATGGATTTGTTCCAAAATCATACCCGCTATCGCGTCTGCCATTTCTCTCCGCAACTCGCTGGCTTGCTTCTCGGCTGAATATTCCTCGCTCTCCTGATTTGCTTTCATACAGCGCCTCCCACTCCTTCATAAAGATACCCATATCTGGCTTCTCAGTATAACAGACAGAGTTATTAGCTAAGGCTCGTTGGGGGTTAGAATCCCACCACTGCCCTGATTTAGCTACCCGCATCCGCTCGTCTGTAAGATTACTAAGACTAATAAGAGCAGACCTCCGAACGCCACCAACTACGACAATATCAGCGACCTTACACATGAGGTCATGACACTCGATGCTAGTAAGCTTTCTCCCTGCTGCATTTTTAAACACCTCTATAGAGAATTCAAATAGGTCTACCAGCGGCTCCGGGCCCGAAGCTCGTCCTCCAAAGGTCTTAAGTTTAGCCCCTGCTGGCCGAACCTTAGATACATCCCATTTTGGGATTTGCCCACTAAACAGAAGTGATACGAATTCTCGGTAAGATTTAGCCCAACCGATTTTGCTATCTGCAACAGTGATGATTGTGTCTGTTTCATGAAACTCCTCAGCTACTTCGGGCAATTTTTGCACATACTGACGCTCAACGCTAAACCCTACACCAGTACCACACATAAGTACATACATGGCCTCATCAAAGGCTCGTGGACTGTCCACAGCTACATACGCACAGTTATACCCTGCCACATTATCACGGTCTAGGGCTTCTCCCGCAGTCATTAAACACCGCATTGAGGGCATTACTTCTAGGTTAGTAATAGCTTGTCGTAATCCCTCCCAGTCATCTACTGATGACAACATTGTATCTTTATTTCTTAGATAAAAGAACTTTATATACCTGCCAACAGTCTCCTCCCAAGTCTCCCTTCGTCCTAGTACATTACTCCAGCGAGCATAGCGCGATTTGTGAATATACTTTTGGTAATCATTCATAAATTTTCCTTACTGTTATTGATCCTCATACATTCCTGACAACAGGTTGAACTTAAATATCTCCATCAACCAGAGCAGGTCTTTTGATTTTAAGCCTAAGGTGGCTCTGGGGTCTAGGAAGCCCTCTTTGTCCCAGCCCAGTATAAGTACATCACTATACTGACCAATAGCTTGCTCTAGGACGGCATCAGGATCTTTAGCGGCTTCTCGTGTATATAGCTTTACAACTTTGGCATCGCTCATTTCTGATGGTACCTCCCGCTTTTCTGATAGGACTCCCATCCATCGCCCTTAAGGATAAAAGGATTGGCAGTAATAACCCGCTTAAGAGCTACATGACTGCACTCAGGACATACCTCCAAAGAGTCATCAGTTATACGTTGTTTTATATCAAAGGTGTGGCTACATTCGGTACAGGCGTAGGTGTATGTTGGCATTATTCTTCCTCTACATCTTTCTTTAAGAACATAAACTTCCATTTAGCCCAAAAGGGAAGACTATCCCATACACCTCCATTGAAAGCTACGGCCCCTCGTGAACGAGCTTCTTTCTCAGGTTTTCTACGTTCTTTATCCCTTTTACGTTTATAAATCTCATATTGCAGTTCACTGAGTAACATTAGCAGCCTTCGTCTTCATCAAAAAGATCTAATTGAATTTCTTCGTAGTGAGAACCTTCATTCCCGTTCTGACCAACAATATCCATACGTTCTTCGGGCCAAGGCTCATTCCCTACCTCTTGAATGTGAAAAACACCGTCTTTGCAAAAACCCCTCACCGTACAGTCGCCGTCTGGCGAGGCTTCATCTACGCCTATAATAATCTTAGCACCTGCCGGTACAAAGTTGTTAGGGTACTCACTTATCTTAACCCAATTTGATCTGAATAAGGGTTCATCCTCAGTATCTGTATCTCTGCCAGATGTAGCCTTTAGCATTTCGTTATTAGTCATTAGAACCCCCATAATCATCTAGATCATCTTCTATATCCTCAAACTTGTGCCAGTTCTCTTCCAGAAGATGACTATACGCCTCAAGCAGGGTAATACTGTCTATCTCAAGGGCATCGGCTATGGCTTCTGGATCGTACCGGGCAGCTACTAGTTCTATTTTTTCTTTGGTTGTGAGAGTCACCGCCCTATACCTCTATTTTTATTCTTCCAATGATTGCCGCTATTATCCACAGGAACACACAGGTACGAGCTGGCCGGTCTATACCCGTGATTGGTAACAGACATTCTTGCGTCCATACAAGCGGTGCTTGTGGCATACCACCCCAACTCTACAGGTGTATCCGCCCATATAAACCAAAGAACAAATATTATTTTCATAATCAATCCCTCATAACTTTGACTGCACAAGTACCGCAGCCTTCTTTTCTTTACTCATGATGTTAGTCCGTCCACGAATAGGTGTACCACAATCACTACACCTATATCGTTGATACTGCATAGTAGCTGTTGTTTCAATCCCCTTTTTAACTACGTATACTGAGCCACAGTTAGGACATACAGGACGTGCAGTATCGTTATAAAGAGCATGGTTAGGATGGTTCTTCATCCACGGTAGTAGTTTCTTATAGAGCTTAGGAAGAAGGCGTACATCTTGTTTGTTGTACCGCTCCATAACCTTCCAAGCCTTATCACATCCCTGCATACAATCATGCCAAAGAGACATTCCCTTATGGTGTACCTTGTTACCGAGACCTAGCTCTTGACAAATCCAATCCAGCTTATTACTAGCGAACTTAAACCGCTGCTTAACTGTCCTATACAGGTCTATCTGGTGATAAGGATCTGGTACAGACATCTCGTACTTGATAAACTCTCTGTTCAATGTGGGCATATCAAACCGAGTGCCATTATAGTGAACCACTGCATCAGCTTCACAAAGTAGTTTGTGCATCTTAGTCAGCATTTTCTTCATACCATCTTGCTTGACTGAAGAGAAGTGGATAGTAGGATTATCAGCCCACTTAGCCGCCCAGCACAACGTAGCTCCCGGTGATACAATTTGGTTAATGCTTATGTTTTGATTAAATAGCCCCCAAGTATAGCAGATATTTGGTTGGGTTTCGATGTCTAAAAATAATATTTTCATACCTGTTCCTTTCTAAAGATTACAACTACGCTTGGGAAAGGAGCGGCGTTCTTATGCCCTCCAAACTTAAGCCTTCCCTTGATAAACCTAATCTCACCTTTCATAGCATAATCATGCCACCATTTTGTATCTGTCCTGCTCGGAACAAGGCAAACCACGGTACAACCCCTCAAGCTTTCTTCATATGCTTTCTTCATCCATTTTACTATTTCTCTGCCATAGGGCGGGTTCATCCAGAAAACATTACTGCTGTAACGCTTGTTATACCAGTTTGAATTAAGGCCGTCTATAAAACCTAGTGGTGTTTCTCCATACCATGTCTCACACTTGCGGTTAGTACTATTAGCACATACATCTACATCGAAATCGAACTCCTTATCCAACTCATCAAAGAAGTCCTGTGGAGTCTCCCAATCCATCTTTTCACTGGAGAAATGTACATCCATCTTGCTCATAGCCATTCATCCTTTATAAAATGGTCTGCGCGGCAGGATTTGAACCTGCGACATCTCAGTTCCAAACCGAGAACTCTACCAAACTGAGCTACGCACAGATAAACTTTTAACCCTTAATGTTGACTACTTGACGTAAACGATAAAGAATCTCAACGAGATCGTCCTGAGCAGCCATAACCGCACCAATATCCTTGTACGCTGCGGGGCTCTCATCAAGGACATCTTTATCCAAACGAGCTTCAATACCCTCCATAGCCTTAGCATGTTGTTCCAGACTGATCTCTTTCTTAGCCTGACCTCTGGACATAACCCGACCAGCGCCATGTGAGCAAGAACAGAAGGACTGTTCGTTTCCAAGACCACGTACAATGAATGAACCCGTGCCCATAGAACCGGGAATAATGCCTAGATCGTTCTTACGCGCCCTCACCGCGCCTTTGCGAGTCACGATCACATTACTACCAAAATGGTTCTCCTTAGCAATATAATTATGATGTGAATTGACAGCCATTTCTGTAATAGCAAATGGTGGTAAGTGGTTACGAAGAACTGCCAAACTATTCTCCATCATAGCCTTTCGGTTCTCAAGAGCATAATCCTGAGCCCACTCAACAGCTTCAACATAATCATCATATAACTCAGTATTCTCTACAAGGTAGGATAAATCCTTGTCAGGCAGATTATCCAAGATATGGTAGCGTTCCATTTCCTCTTTAGCCTTCTCGATAAAGTACTGACCAATCTTGTTACCAACACCGCGAGAACCTGAGTGAAGCATTACCCAGACAGCATCATTTTGGTCAAGGCATACTTCAATGAAGTGATTACCTGTGCCTAGCGTACCCATATGCTGCCAAGTATTGTAACCTTCAGCTTTAGGATGTTTGGAGATAATCTTGTCGTAACGCTCCTTGAGGATTAACCAACGCTGCTTATGAGAGGCAGGCAATTCTGCCCATGCGCCTCGGTCGCCCTTCTTACCGTTGTTTGTACGCCCATGAGGAACCGCCTGCTCAATATCCAGACGTATCTCATGAAGATTATCAGGCAGATCATTAGCGGTAAGAGATGTCTGCACGGCCATCATGCCGCAACCGAGATCAACACCAACCGCTGCGGGAATCACAGCCCCTTTGGTAGCGACCACAGATCCAATGGTTGCACCCATCCCCCAATGAGCATCAGGCATAGCGGCTACATGCTTAAAGATAAACGGCATAGAAGCCACATTACGCAACTGATCCATTGCTTTCTCATCCATATCTACACCACGTGTCCAGTGCTTGATAGGCCAGCGTTGAGAGCTATCTACAAGAAACTTATCTTTACTCATAACCATTCACCCTTTATTGTTGAGGGACTACACCAGAGGAAATTATTCTTCTCAGCCCAATCTCTGTGACGATAGCGTGAACCGTCTTTTCGTCTACGAGAATGCGGCATCGGGCAGTCTGGTCGTTCAAACACAAATATAATTGTCCAGTCGGGGTTGCTGTTACGAAAATGAATGTATTTGGCAGCTTCAGTAGAGGATTCAAACCGGCCTTTTGCTTCGAAGATAATGCGCTTCGCTTGGTTGACAAAATCTGGTTTATAGCTTGTCTCGACTGTATACGGGATGGTGTAGGGTTCATAAGACATATCCTTCAAAACCCCAGTACCTAGCCCATGTTCAAGCCATGATCGGTAAGGCTTGGGGGGCTTGCCCTTGGAGTTTTTCTTTCGGTAGTAAGGCATTAGCTATCCTTTGGCGGTGTCCATAGTACATCCTTTTCTCGTTGAATCCAAAGCAGATTAGCGTTCTCAAGCAGGTCATAGTAGTCCATATCAGCCTTCTCGTATTCATTCAGACAAATTGTATACATATCTAAACAAGTGGTGGCATCTTGTAGAAGCTTCTCAGCAGTTTTTGGGCCAACTCCTTTGATGCCCTTGATGTTGTCTACGGAGTCGCCTGTAAGAAGTTGAGTATAGAAGAAACGGTCTGCATCTTCTTGAGTAACTTCGTATAATATATCTTTTGTCCAGTTATAATGCTTCCCTTTTATCTGGTCTAAATCTTTATCTAAAGACGCTATAATAGTACTATCTGTCTGGCAGATTCCAAGCCAATCATCAGCCTCGCAACCCTCCACCACTTCTGCATCAAACTGTTTAATCAAATACTCCCTAGCCGCATTAAAATGTGTAGGCTTCTCAGAAGGTCTGTTACCCTTATAAGGATAGCGACTGTCAATAGTCTCACGGTAATTGCCCTTACCTGTCAGGAAACCCCTCATAATAGTTGCACCTGTCTTGTCCATGATGTTATGAATCATCATCTTTATGGTGTGTAGACAGAACTCAACTGGCTCAGGTGTAACCTCCTTGACTAATAGGTCTGGGTCTAGGCCATTTGCGTGACAGTAGTTAACGGCATCTTTCTTGTAGTGAATAGGGATATGGCCGGGATAACAATAACTAACTACGTCACAGACACAAGATGCTTGGTAAAGGATTATGTCGAGATCAACAAGAGCCACTATACCGTTTGGATCTGCTTGACTCTGGTAGACCTTCTTTGCTTCTCTTCGTTTAAGTGGCATGGTTAATTACTCATCATTCCAACATGGGCATTCTGGATCTTTATCTCCGCAATGGGTGCAAAATGCAGAAAATACCTTCATTCTTTCCTCATCAGATATGAGTAATAATAAATGGATTATTGTTTCTACCCATGACCATGATGTATCTTCACTCATATTCCCTCCTCGCTACCCATTAAGGGTCTTATCGGCCCCTGTTTTGGGGGGTATGGTGGAATCCACTGGCTGCGACAAGTTTCAACCTCTCACGACATTCTGAGGTCAGCCAGCTTCATCCATAATTCATAACGTGCTTGATTGGCCGCCGCCTTAGTGCGTTTTCACGGCTCAGGACGCTACCACTGGTTAGCACCAACCTCACACGGAGCAGTTAAGCATGCTTCTCTCCTACCAAAACATTTATGTCAAAACCTTAATAAACACTGGCATACCTTTTTTAGCAGCAGTATTGATCATGTGTAATGTTCCTTTACTTTGACCATCCCACAATACAACCAAGGCGTCAGCATACTCAGCCATCTCAGCGTTACGTATATAACCAGCTGCCTTGCCGTACTGCTCCCAATCAGCTGGGAATCTTTTAATAGTTATTCCCTGCTCCTTCGCATATACTTCCCCTAATCTATCAACCCCTCTAGCACCACCAGAAACTATCTCGTCTATATTTTCTTTTAGGATATATCCTGCTTCTCGCATTACACTAGATAAGGCAAAACCATCAGAAATATTTCTAGAACCGGCTATGATAATTTTCATATCTTAGAAACCTCCTTCTACTTTGTATAGTGGGATGTATTATCTGCGCCCGTGAGCTCTTTGTTATGCGTCTTCAATGCTTATGTATAATCTCACTTTCTTCATCGCCGGTGTTTTACCATCAGATATAACATCTTCCGCATCGTCGTATCCGCATTTATATGGTATCAGGTACATCAGCAAAGTCGTATCAATAAAATTAGGCCCGTCTTCTTCGCCAACTAATACGCTAGTTTCTAATACATCTGTTACGTTATTTATTTCCATGCTCATTCCTCTCTATATTCTGCTTTGTAAGGTGGCGATCCACTGGCGGTAGGTTAGGGTGGTACGCTGCTCTTTCGAGAATGTTAGAAACCCAGCGTCCCCGTCTTTTGTCCAACTCTTTTTACACCAGCTTCACGCCATTGTTCATAACATGCTTGGTTGGCTGTTTCGCGCAACCAACCTCACACGGAGCAGGGATTGTGTTGCTGATACACCAAACACAACACTAGCATGCTCAGGCTATATGGTGGGCAGGGCTGGACTCGAACCAGCGCGGCGCTTTCACGATTAATGTACACTCGTCGCTTCCACGTTAAGGTGCTTTCCGCTTCCAGCAATCTCGCCTTTCAAAGCTTGAATAAATCCCGTCGGATCTAAACTTCATGCTATCCACGTTATGCCCTTTACCACCTCAAGAGGCGCGTCTACCAATTCCGCCACCTGCCCATAACTCTTTACTTTGAATTGCACACTAGGCCAGTCGCTACTCTGGCTAGAGGATCAGGGTGTTATCTTACCGTTATGTCACGTTCTGCTTACACCTAAGCCCCAGCTTTCAACCGATTAGTTCTAGGGCGGTATCACCTGTTAATTCAGGTCGTGACTAAGGCGAGGAGAGGCCCAAATAGTACGGTGTAATATCTCTCCAACGTTCCCTCAACACTCAGCTTCAGTTTTCGTGTCGCGTGTCTGCGCTCACTGTGACGCTTTGCGACTCAGTTACTTTCCACGCCGCTAGTGTGCAAATCAAAAGGCTCTGTTTGTTGCGCCAGAGCCTGCGCTGTGAACAAAAAACCCTGCTTTAAAACAGAGTGCCTTCGATCTCATCCAAGTAGCCATGTATTTTCGAGCAATTATCTCTGATCTCGGATGGCCCAGAGTTAAGTACACTGGATAATGAAGGCTCAGTTTGCGGAACGCTCATAGGGTACTCCGCTATACCTTCCCCGCTGATGCGGCCGAGCAGGCTGGCTGCTTTTGCAACAACAAACTCCATACCATCAATGGCTTCTTGCATATCGGAATGCTTACTTTTCTCAATGGAAATGCATGTGCTTGGCTCGTTCATATATAACTCCTGGTTAAATTAATTGCCCAGAATATTCGGCAAACACCCTCTGGGCTAGGTGTTAACAGATTAGCACCCGAAGATGCCACCCTTACCTAAACAGGGTCACTACCCCCTGCTCCGATACGCTTATCATAAACATACTTAGGCAACCCCCAAAGGCTCTTGGTTACGGGGTTGTTGGGGTCATCTGCATCACCAATAGCCGGGTCAATAGTGGCAGGTGGTACACCGTCTTGGTACTTGGCAGGAATAGCCAACAGTGCCCCGATGTTGTCATAGACATTATCACCAGAAACATGATGCACTACTCGTACTGAACAAGGTTTTCCTAGCTGTGCATCCCAATCAGGAATAGTCTCAGGTACGGCATCTGGTTGAAACACAGAGTAGTACTTCAACTCATTACCCTTCTCGGTAAGGTTACTGAAGATGTTAAAAGGTTTAGTCCACAACATACGAGGGACTTCCTTATCATCAACTGTAACAGTTTCCCCTACAATCTCTACACCTAGAGAGATCTGTTGACGAGGGTCTTTTACTTCCCCTTTATACTCCTGCTGCTGCATACCAAGGTCTGCGACATACACCAATCGACCTTCATATTCACGTTCCTCAAGGTTCTCGATAGGTGCAAAGTCCTTGTTACCGCTAGATGCTTCTGTTCGTCGTGTAAGTGCCATGTTAATCTCCTTCGTTAATTGTACGGGTTTTACGAACACGTTTTGCTCTATTGAGAAGTTTAATGAGTTTGTTCAGGTTGGTCTCGTCTAACCACATACCCAAATCTTCTATATGATAGACCATATCAGGATCATCCAAATCAATAACAACAGGTACTACTATATCTGCCCCTTCGAAGTATTCATTTATGGTTACTGTTGCCATATTATTTCTCCTTTTCTATTGTGTCGTTATATACAACACTACTAATAGTATACCACATCTGAGTCTCTATTGCAAACCTTTCTTCTAAATTATCTAACCATGCCCAGTAAGAGGGGTCATCCTCCATAGAAGCTTGCTCAAGTTCTCGTTGCTCGTAGTCTAGTTCTGCGTAGTAGCTCATAGTTATTCCTCCAGTTGTTTGAGGGATTGCTCGGATATATCTAGGCACTCAGAAAGGTCATACATATAATCATCTTGTGAGTAATTAATATTCCCACGATGTTTAGCAATCTTCTCCAACGCCTCAATATAAACATCCTCCCGCGCTTGGGATTGCTTTAGTGCTTCACATAACCTGATAATGGTCGTATCAGGCATATGAGAGTCTAAGGGATATTCACTAGGCAGTTCTTGACGTTTGCGTTGAGCATAGCAATCGGCATCGCTGTCACCATAAGTTATGTAGAAATACATGCAGTCTTCCGAAAGAGTCACTTCATCCATCATGCTTCTCCTGTTCTTTGTAGTCGGCCAACACTTTATCACTGTAAATTCTCGCGTTATATGCGCTAGTTTGTATTTCATCATCGCTCCTCTGTCTGATGGCATTTAGTGCAGGCATAAACATCACTAATAAAATCGTTGATAGGGTATCAGCCATCACTCAATCTCCTTCCCGCAAATAAGTATCACAGTATTCTTTAAAAGCAGCTTCCGCAGCTTCTAAGTCTGGGGTTATACACACGCTATCCGAGTAAACTTCGTTCCATACCGTATATTCTTTAGTTTCGGTATCAAATGTGATTTCGCCGTTCTTCGTGATTTGCACTTGTACCATCACTCAACCTCCTCAGCTTATTTAATTGCTTCATCAGTGTTCATTTGTTAACTGCCTCCCGTTAACACGTCTTGAGCTATTAGCACGGGACAATCCAAATCATGGGGGTATCCATCAACTTCTTTTGTTGGGTGTTCTGCGCCGGGATAACCAGCGCAATAATTACACTTATACCTGTTCTGTGAACTGTGGTCTTCCCAGTTGTTGAGAATTGTCCCGGCAAGTTCTTCAACATCTTCTTTGCTATATTCCATCACTCAACCTCCTTTGCTGCGGCTTGCATAGTAACTTCACAAAATGAATTGTTAATATACTTAACCCAGGCATCATTCATGGTTTTGCGACAAAAATAACGCCCTCTTGATGCACCTATCTCCCATCCGCTTTTCAGCAGCCACTCAACGACCTCGACCAGCTGGGACGGGGTTTCTGTGGGGTAAAAAATATGACCATTGATGCACGCATGACTGTCATAAACTTTGACCACGTAAGGCGGCAACTCTTCGTCATACATCCCTTTAACGGGTCTGACCTCATACCCCATCGCCTCAGCAATTTTCTTTAGTGTTTCAGGTTTCATCTCTAAACCTCCTGCGGTTATTGGGTTAAGCTTTCTCTACCAAAATCATGTAATCAAATAACTGAACATAAACAGGACAATCTGCTTGATGCTCAAGAATTATCCAGCTATCGCCAGTGGCCGCAGGTATGTAATCGACTACACCCTCAACCGTATTGCTGTGATTGAAAAACACCCTTACAAAGTCGCCCTTTTCGATTCTGTTTTTATTCATACCTTTACTCCCGTATGTGAGTGAATCACCACTGAATCCCCATAACCCGCATAGAGCCGACCAGATTATTTAACATGCTTGGTCATACTCACTTCACCTCACAAACCACTGTACGCCTCTGGAGGGTAAACCCTTTATAAAAGGGTTCAGTGTTCTTAGTGTGTGCCAACAGTGCCATCATAAGCTCGTCTGCCTCGGAGTAGTCTAGTGTAATTCCTTTATCAACATCTCCTAAAGTAACAATAAGACCGTTACCTGTATCTGTGATACGTACAACTACCCCTCCTACAAAATCATTGCACCAGCCTTGAATCCCTCGTGTCATTGTAGTAGTAGAACCTGTAAATCTATCCCCGGCTGTCTCTACATCATAATCGAAATCTTCACATTGTACGTGTAGTTTTTTCATGGTTGTTTCTCCAAAAGTCTATAGTAATATTATATCATATATGAAGGTTAAGTGCAAGATGTTTAATGAACTTCTGCCCAGCTTCTACCCACCTTCGCTTTTGCGTCTAGTTCAACATTCAAATTAAAATACCTACCAGCCTCTCTAATAGACTCTACCCCAAGCTCTGCAACACGTTCGGCATCTTTAGAACGACACTCATAAATCGCCTCGTCGTGGTAGAAGACCACACGGTTTGCGGGGATATTATTCTCCTTGATCCACTTGTCCATAAATATATTTGCCATGTCCATAATTTTACTGCCTGTGCTTTGACATTTTGCATTAAACACCGAATGTTTGTGGCGAGTGACGACCTTTGAGCCGTCGATAGTCGTAATAAACTTGTCAAAGTTGTGGGAGAACTCCTGTTCTGTCTCTTCAATAGCTTTACGTAATGCCCAGTTCTTATCCCAGTAAGCTTCATAGTGCTTCTTACCAAGTGCTAATGGTACGCCAAGAGTCTCAGCAAACTTCGGGGCTTGACAGTTGTAGGCCAGCGCATATCCCGGCGACTTAGCACCATCGCGACTACACCCCCATAGCTCTGCGTTCTCTACGTGCTCATCATAATCATCTTCAAGAATCTTACGGGCATATTCACCACCATCGTATTTGAAAGTGTAGTGGCCTTTTACCCGTGCTTCAAGCGACGAGGCATCATAACCAACAAGAACCATCCCACTACTGGCTACGAACAGTGATCGCATCTCCTTTCCCAGCAGACTACCTACCCTTGGGACATTGGCTACAACCTTGTGCTTCTGTCGTTTGGTATTGGTTAGACCGCTTGAGGCGGCTCCTAAGCGACCATCTACCTTTAACCTAGGGTTATTAAGCCATCCTGTCCCCTTGGCCTCATTGAGCAACACAGAGCGCCTGTTACGTAGAGACATCCATTCAATGATAGGCTTGATTAGATCAACCTTGTCTCCTAGCTTCTCAAGATTAGGACAGATACGGCCTCCTTCATGGAACTTGGGAGAGGTAGTTACTACCTTGCCGTCAATGCGTACTGGCTTACCAGACCTGTCCTTCTTTAAATTGAACATAGTCGGCTTCCATCCCAGCTCTAAGAACCAGTCCTTCAAAGCCCCTTGGTGTTTGAGTTGCATAGGTAGACTATCAACAATAGGCTCATGGAAAGGCAAAGCATACTGTTTGTAGTGTTTTATACCTATATATGACCCATCACTGGCTATTTGAATATCGTTAAACCACTTAAGACAAGCTGCACTAGGTGTCCCATCCTTTTTGAACTGAATCTTAGGAGGCGTATACAGCTTCTCCTCTGTCCGGTTCAATGGCCGTCTGGGTAACTTTGGTTCGATAGTGTCTTCAATCTCTTCCATACGGGTATCAATCCACTTAATAAGCCTTCTGGCCGCTTGTATATCGAACTTGACACCATACCTCTCCTGCTCGCACATAAGCTTGTAGGTTTGTTGGGAGGCTTGGATGTATGGTGGTAGGTTAATCATATTCGTTTACCGTGGTTGGGGTGGTAATTGTACTTAGTTTCGCCTAGTTCTCTGGCCTTAACAGCTTCCATTTTACCTTTAAAATTTCCTAGGTGGATACGTTTACCATCTGCCCTGATAAATGCGTTCCACCTCTTGTCCCGTTTATTCCAAGTAACGCCAGTGTATCCGCTAGTATTCCTATCCACTTTCCTAATGTTTTTAAGGTTCTCTTGTTGTGATACATCCCTTAGGTTAGAAAGTCTATTATCATCCCTGATATGATTGATGTGGTCAATCTGTCCGTCAGGAAGTTTACCGTAAGCATACAGCCAAGCTACTCGGTGAGCACAATACCCTGTTTTGTCTATCTGTATACGGATATAACCATCGCTTTTATATCCAGCCTCCCTTCCTATAACACAATGCACGCCTATCCTTTTACGCCAAGTAAATATACCCGTATCTTCATCGTAGTTTAAGACTTCTTTTACCCTCTCTTGTGTCAGTTTACTCATAATCTATTCCCAGTTTATCGCACAAGCACATGAATAAAGCCTCTGTAGTCCGGCAGTCTTCTTCGCAGCGTTCTATGTAGTCTTCGATTGGAAGTCCGTCCCACTGTTCGATAATGGGCTTATAAGTACCCAACTTCTTAGCCCAAGCTTCCAAGCCATGACCTATAGGATGATCAGGCCACCACTCACGAGAGAGGGCTAGGGTATCTATGGTCTGAACATAATCTGGCACAACTGCTCCCAGCTTTTCAAGCACAGAATAATCATAACCATAATAGTTATGCCACACCATTGTATCATTTTCTGTCAGTGAATCAAAGTACTCCTGATAATCCCCAATATAGGTCTTAACAGCCCCGTTTAAGGTCTTAGAGCTTAGGCAATGGACTTTAGTGGCAACTTCCAAAAGTCCATTTGCTTCAATGTCGCAAAAGTAAATTGACACTACCAACCCCCATTAGTAGTGTACACTTGTACCTGATTACGTATCTGGTTCATACAAGGCATGTGGTAGAAAGATAACCTAAAGAAAAACCTCCAAGTTCTTACCACAGCAGGTGTACCACGATGTAACGTAGAACGCCTAAACCTCGCAATCTGTCCAGACCTTAATCCAAACGAATCAAATGTAGAATGTTCTGAGACATATTGATCAACTGAACCCCACACATTTTTAGGGTCAACGTCTATCTCTAATCGGGATTTCATTATCTCAGTTCTGGCTGTATCCTCGGAAGCTATAGATGCTATATAGTGGTACACAGGTTCATTTAATGTATCAAGACTAGGCTGAGAACTTTTATCATTTCTTATAACCCCGTCACAATGCCACCCCGGAATACACGGATACATTCCCGGCATAAGTTGAACAACTTTAGTATCGATTACAGGATGATACCCAAGATAAGCGTGTGGTTCTATATCATGTGAAACTTCATTCTCAATTCTATCCATAATATAGTTAGTTAAATCTCCTCCACTCACCCTACAAAAATCCCAAGACCCTCCAAATATCATAGGTTCATTCTGAATCTCATGTTCGGGCAGTGTGTTCACGAGAGTATTACTTAAAGAATAGCTCGGTATAAATTTCATCACATAAACTCCCTGCTTGGTTCTAAGTAATCGCCTGTCTCGTCGTCATAGAATACATCAAACGTTCCTGTCTTGCCAAACCCACTATTCAACAACAAATGGTGTTGCGAGGTATTACGTGTAACCTCGTCTTCAGCATATTGATCTCTGCCAATACCCAGCATAAGCTTAGTCTTCTCTGCCATAGCACGACTGCCACGAAACTGTGCTACCTTAACCTTACCCCCCTCTTCGTGTGTCTTTCCCTGTACCGGGGCTTTAAGATGACAAAAGCAGTAGTAAAAGAACCCGAGGTCTTTTGCCATACCTGCTATCTCGTTGCTAAACCTTCGCAACTCTGTCTCTGTATCGGATGCTGACATACCATCCGTAAGCTGGGTAATAGGATCGATAAACACGTCTCGTACACCCTCAACAACAACAGCATGACGTATGGCTGGCTTTAATCTATCCCACATGTTGCCAACAGATATATCCGAATAAGAAGCATCGAACATAAGCAGTTTACCCTTCACATGCTCTACAGCCTCTCGCAGTTCTTCTTGGGTGAACCCGCCATCTGGTTTATGAAACTGTTTATGTGCCATCTTACCTGCAACAGCTTTAACAATATTAGCAGGGGCTTGCTCAAAAGAACAGGTAAACACCTTGGAGTTCTCTACCACAATAATATGCTCAGTCATTTGATCTTTCCAAGCTGTCTTACCTGCCTTAACAGCAGCCCCTACATAGATGCCTTGTCCGTCGTGACGACCATAGGTATACTTATCTAGCGAGGACCAAGGCCACCTACGACCCCATGTAGGCATTTCAATGGCTTCATCATACACATCTTCAACGGTAATAAGAGAGTCTGGTACATGGCTCTTGGCTTTAAAGAAAGCATTGATAAACTCCTTAGCCTTACCTTTAAGTAGCATATCGTTTGCATCTTTCTCTGATATATCTACCAGCTTAATACTGGGGTATAGTCCAGTCAATTCCCTAACTACCTTCTGCCCTGCCTCATCATTATCTGGGCAAAACACTACCTCCTCATACTTATCCAGAAACTTCTTGTTGTCACTAAAAGCCTTGATGTTAGCCCCGTTAGGTAGGCTCACTACATCTTGCTTATACTTGGAGAGCATTTGATATGCTGCTAACATATCATCCTGCCCCTCAACAACAAGCAGTTTCTTACCCCCTGTACAGGCAGACTGACCAATGAAATCAACAGGTTGTCCTTTCAGGGACTCCCCTACAGATACAAAGGTCTTGGGTAGAATCCTCTTCTTGTATGCCTTGACAACCCCACCTACAGTGAATGGGTATAGGTACGCAGCAGGTTGACCAGTAGCTACATCATATTCAGTATGGACACCGTATAACTCACACACCTCTTTGCTGATACCCCTATCTGCTAAGGCTGTTATAGGCAAGTCTTTAACTTCATTGAACTCGGTCATGTTATCCCTTGTTAAGTTTCTTGTAGTTGGTTCGTACAATGTTCCATCAGGTTTGCCCCTGTACCCGCATCGATTACAATACCCAAACTCACTGTCATCGAACAAGATTAGGTGATTGTCGTGGGAGTCCCTTCCCGCTTCTTTACACTTAGGACAAGCCGTGTCACCTACAATAGTACCCACCGATTACTCTCCAACAGGTTTAACATCTTTGAGGGCAGTTTCAATCTCGTCCTTGGAATAGCTCTTACCCATAAGGATAATGGTTTTCGTTACCTTCGGTTCCTCTGGGGGGTATATACGAGCCACATATTTAATAGACTCACAAGATCTGGGCATATTATATTTACCGGGAGTAGTTTGATTTTTATTAAAACCCCCCTCTAGCAACACCCAGAAAGGAGCGCCAGTCCCATCGTCTTCGTCAAGAATAATAATACTACCCTTAGCAAACATATTTTCCTCAACTACCTTAAACACCTGCCCAATCTTGTATCCTTTCTTTTCACATGGTGTAGCCATAATCACAACTCCTTTACGTTTGACAGTGCTGATTCAATATCCGATTTGTTGTAGGTTTTACCCATTAGCTCGATAGTTTCTACCTCGGCGCTTGATACTTTTTCAAGGACAAAGAAAGGGTATAGGTAGTCACCAAGTCCAAAACCCGTACCGCTATCTTTAGTCTTAACTACAAACTCTTCTCCTACCGAGGAATCCATACCATCAACCCAGCTATTAGACCATCCCATCTCATTATCCTCTGCCTTACGCAGCACCCTGACGGTATCCCCAACACTGATATCACAATTAGCTTCCATTACTTTGTAAGCTTCTCTAATATTCATTGTATCTTCTCCTTTAGTTGATTGCTTTAACGTCTTTGAGTGCCTGTTCAATTTCAGTCTTACTATATTCTTTACCGAACAAAGTAATAGTTTCCACTGGTTCAACTGGTTTAGGCCAGATTTGGTTTAATCTGTCTAAAGATATGTAGCGCGGTACAGCAACACCGCCGTAAATCTCCCCCTTTATAGCCTCGAAGTATGGCATATATGTTCCGTCATCTTCCACCATAACATAAACACCATCCTCGCTGACATAACCATCCCCTTCCTTAGCCTCATAAATATAACCTTCTCGATTAGTGCTCATAGTAGTCCCTCTTGGTTAGAATTTAATAGATATATATGTATAAATATATCTAAATAATAAACATATAAATAAACTTAAGTAACTATAAGAATATTATATCATTTTTTCAGTGTAAAGTAAATACCCTGTCAATAACTTTCCGATGAACGGTATGTTATTCCCGATAAGTGGTATCACTAAACGGCTCAAACAGTATCAATACATCCTCTTCATCTTGATCGAAACCAGCCCCTAAACACTTCTTGCAAGTATCTTCATGTTGCTTTGTTTCAGTGTCGAAGGTCTGTTCCCAAGGTTCTAGAACAGCGTCACAGGCTTTGCATGTGGGCATTAGTTCTTCTCCCGTAGTATATCATCAATCCTACCCCGGATAGTAGCTACCTGCTCATCTGACAGCGTGACAGTAGTGCCGTCAAGTAGCTCTACACGTTCATTGAACGCAATATAGAAAGCCCCGTTGATCTTACTATAGTAGTAAGGAATCGTTACAGGTTCTGACTTTCCCTTATGAACTATGTGTGTATAATATGTGTCACTCATTATATTTCCCCTAATCACATTCAATTTCAGTCATCGGCTCAAACACTACCTGCCCCATAAAATCAGCCTTGCTGCTGGCTGAGAAAAGCAGGGCGGTTAGTAGTACTAGGCCGTATAGGTATTTCATGCGTTAATCATCTCTGGGTTCTCGTATATGTTGCCGATGACTTCTTTTGATTCCCACCCTCCCCACGTAATAGGCAAGCCATGCTCATATACAACATCAATATCAGGCGGGTTCCGTGCTTGCCACTCACCAGAAACATTGCGGATCACGTCCGTGATTCGAGTATCGTCTTCGTACCCGTCAATAGCTACACATTCAACAATATCCCCCTCATATATCTCCTTGCCGTTCTTGTCGAGCAGGCCTGTAAACTGCATTAGCTCATACCAGTCGCGCCAATTGGACGGCATGGAATTGTCCCATAAGTCAGGATAACGAAATTTATGCAGATTTTTGTCCCATGCTCTGAATTTAATCTCTCTCATTCAACCAAACTCTCGACGTAAGCATCCAGTTCATGCTTCAACAGGGCAACAAACGAGGCTCCGGCGTCATCATCCCTGCCTTCCTTGACCATCCTGCCGATGTAGATTAACGCCTGAACATGCTGGACCATTTCTGCCATTATCTCAATCAGCGCACCTTCGTCGGTCAGGGCTTCCAGCTTTTCCTGCGCGACTTTATCAGCGCGTTCCTCGGCTGCGCGTTCTTCTAGTACCTGTGCGGCGTCATAGCCGTTTAGTTCTGGTTCTATTCCGATCATTTGCCTGCCCTCTTGATGATTCGGTAGCTTACGATGTCAGACTTAGCGTTTCGGTGATCCCATCGGTAACTACTTGCTCTCCTAGTATTTTCAGCACCGTCTCTGAACGTAACAGTAACCGTATCGTGAAGATCCCCCGGATACTCACCCCCGTCATGCTTGATCATAGCGGGTAGGATGGCTTCGGTGAGGGGTTCGAAGTGCGCGTATCCATAAGCCTGACCCTTCAATGCCGGTGATGAATAATGGCCATAAGGGTTATGACTCAACATTGTCGCCCGCCCAAGGAAACCGAACAGTCGCTCACGGATGTTCCCATCCCAAAACCACCCCGGCGTACCGTCTGCCCATTGCTGCTCAGGCTCGCCAAGTGATGCTTCAAGCGCATCTAGTCTTGCTCGTAATTCGTTTATTTCGTCTTGTTTGTTCATAACTCATCACCCCTCAGCATCTTTGAATAATCCAGCCCGATGTTGTACGCAATCTCTGACAATGCGCTACGTTTCGGAACCTGTGTAACCGGAATAGGCTCAAGTGTGCCGGTTGCTGCTTTGAACTCACGGCCTGAACTGGCCTCAAGCTCAAGAATTGCGCGGTGGTTGCTTATCATTGTTTGGTGTATGTGTATGGTCATCATTCATCCTCCACGGTGTAGCAGCAGGTTATTTTAGTCCACGATTCACCGTTGCCAGAGAAACCAAATGTAGATTCATTGCTCCACACTCCCCCGCCATGTAGACTTGCCAACAGATTATAATGCCTGCCCAGATGACGCCCATTGATCACAAGATGCTCGCTTCCATCGAAAGGACTGCCAACCTGATTAAACCTAACAGTGTCTCCCGGTATAACATCTGGAAATTCATCCTGCTTATCTTCTTTCTTATCACATCGTTTCATGCTGGCACCTCCTGCGGGTTCCATTTGGTTATCTTTTGTATTTCTTCCCATGAAGAGAGTTCTTGGGGTGGCTGGATGGGGCGGAGGGTTGCGCTGGCGTATGATTTTAGTTTCCCGCCAAAATCTGTTTCTGCTCCTTCAATGTCCCACGCATCTTTATAAACAGAGCATGGCCTTAGCACTCTGCCAACATGGCCAAGATGTGATCCGATTTTCCCTGCGTCCGGCCCCGCCTTTGCGCGAGCGTCTATAATCTCCACCATCATCCCCACTTCAATCTTCCCGTCTGAATAGCTCATAGTATTACCTCCAATTCTATCATTTTTAACTATACTAAACAACAGTAGATTTAATCAAACACTTTGGAGTAGGGGTCTTGTATAGGTTCTGATATGGTCTGCTACAATAAAGCGGACAGTCAGTAACAACACAGTTGCCTATTCTCCAGTTTACTGCCGGGTCTGCATCTCTCCCCTCACAATCATAGCATTTTGCATTGATAGCTAGGCGTAAAGACTTCGGTTTTTGTATAGCCTTTTGGATAGGGTCTAATCTTTCCAGTGTACCCGCCTTTCTTTTCAGTCGTGCTGCTTCTCTTGCTTTCTCTAGTGGGTTCATGGTTAAACCTCCTTAAAAGCTTTGTTTACTAACTTTAAAAATCGTTCACGTTGTTTTAGTTCAGCAGCGGCCCAAGCAGCGTCCCTAGCAGCGTCCCTAGCAGCGGCCCAAGCAGCGGCCCTAGCAGCGGCCCTAGCAGCGGCACTAGCAGCGGTCCTAGCAGCGGCCCAAGCAGCGTCCCTAGCAGCGGCCCAAGCAGCGTCCCTAGCAGCGGCCCGTAACGTTTCATCACCTGCTTTAAGATACTGCACAACCACATCAGGTGCATCCCATAAATGGACTACATCAAGTGCACACATTCTGGACATTTTCCATAAAACCTCTGTAAGGTCTACGGCTTTGATATAGGTACGCTCAGTGGCTACGCACTTATTTCTACCTTTTACAATAACCCCGGATAGTTCAACAAGCCATAACGTACCCGATTGGGCATACTGTAACGCATCAAAAGGCTGAACAGAGGCATGTAGCCCTTGTTTGCACAACTTTGGTTCACAAGTTACCGTGTGGGTGATGCCTTGCTTAATCTCTCGTCCGTCACCGTAGGCTAATCTCCCGTCTTTTGGTTGAAAATAGTATGCCTTCATAATAAATACCTCTTTGTAGCTCTGATAGCCTGTCTCAGACGCGTCTAGCGTCGCTATAAGCCATTATCTCGTGATAGTAGTACCCTTGCCTAGAGCTTGTGATAATAGCTCCTAGAAGCTCTGAGAGCGTAATAGACTAGGCAAGCTACTGCCTACACTCTTAGCGGCCTCTAGCTGACACGCTAGGCGGTATAGTTTTGGCGGTACTTGTCGCCGTTGGCAATACCTAAGAGCGGCATACCTGCCCCATATGGCTTTGTGTTTAGCTGCACAGACAGCGTGGAAGGCGTCATTACTCATCATATTTGGTGTAAGGGTCATGTTATTTTTCCTCCAGTCTGGCCTTGGTTAGGGCTGCATCGGCTAGGGCATGCGCTTTATCTCGAAGATCGTCTTGATCATTAGTCCAAGCCCCTATATAAGCTCTTTGCATTAGTTCTAGTGCCTCATACAATTCCGGTGCAGCAGCGATAAGTGCGGCATTGGCAGGTGCGTTGTTAAACCTGCTTATAACTGTTCCATCGTGGAAATGTTGTTCAAAATATAGATCACAGATATCCCCCTGCATGTTCGTGACAAACAGGCAACCATTACTATGATCTTCTATCGCCCACGGCCCCGGTGTAAAAAGGGGAATCGGGCCTTGTTGTCTTTTTGTTTGTTCAGTCATTGGTTTTTCCTCTTTGTTCATTAATAATGTACAGTTAAAAAGCCTGTACAATGATGGTTTCATCGTTTACAGGGATTACTATAGTACGATCATTCAGCCATTCGAGGATGTACTCGCTTTGTTCATCGTCTGGCATATTGCACAAATCCTCATAAGCTGCTGCATTATAGATGTGTTGATTTCCACAAGATTCTGAATAGATGTAATCATTATAGATTTCGTCTAGTGTCATTTCGCTAAAGTCACAACATAGGGCAATAACATCTAGTTCCATCTCTTCGCCTGTGTTGTCTTCGTAGTCCTCAAGCCACGTATACAGGGCTTTCAGGCCATCATAGCTGAAGTTATCAGGGCGAATGCTTCGGAAAGCTTCGGTAAAATCGTGCTCATTAACTGTCTGTTTCATGGTCATAGTCCTCGCTGGATTCATTAGTATCTGTCGTATCTATTAATTCTTGGTCACTGTACCACGTATCGATTAAGGTGTCAAGATCATTTGTCATTTTAGTTTACCCTCTCAAAGTCTGCAACAACGGCACACATAGCACCATCACGGCTAGAGTATATCCCTAAAAACTTTAAATTGTTATAGGCTTCATATCTATTGTCTGACAGCTCTTCGATCGCGCCTATAGTACGTTCGAAAGTTCCTGACCATCTAACATCATAACCGTATTGCGCTTTGTCTAGTGTATATTCTGCCAGGCAAGGTGCGGTAGAGTCTTGTGTTATTGCATGTTTGATATGGTCAATGTGTTCCTGTTTGATTTTCATATTCATTCACTCCTGTTAAGTTAAGCTTAGTATTTCAGATAAATAAGCTATTGTCAAGCATCTCTGTCCATTATTAAGCTACATTTACGGCCATTTATAGGTGAATCAACAATAAATATTTCTGCCCATATATCGCCCTTTTTGTATTTCATAGTGATTTGTATAGTTTCATTATCATACAGTGCCTTACATTCTGATTGACTATGTAGTGAATACCCTAGTTTATGTGCCGTAGATTGTAGGTCACACAGTTTGCCGGTAATATTGATAGGTGTTTTAAATCCTCGTATATTACTCATTGTAATGTGCTCCAAGTATCGAGCCTGTCGGCTCTCGTGTTGTGTTATTCGTAGTGTTAGCCATCCTTGGCCGTGGATTATTACTTAGTAAGGATAGAAAGGCCGTGAATACCATGACCAGTTGTAAGCTTATATCCCTGTTTAATAAGTACCTTAACAGCATCTGTGTTTTCTTCACCTGTAACATTAACGACACCGTATTGCTCGATTGATTTTATTAAGTCTTTCATAATTAATTACCTCTAAGTTATAGTGAATATAGGTACAGTATCAGGGATAGTTAACTAGATGTCGACAGTTATTTGCACTAAAAGATTCTATGACGCTGATAAGATACCCTTATAATATATCTTCAGGATATATCGGGGAATGTGTCGGTATCGTCGGGGATATGGTAGGTATTATCTGACAGTGTGGTTAATAGGTATGTACTTGATTATATTAGGTGGGGATAACCCCCCCAACAAATCACCCCCGAATACAAAAGAGTAATAGAATTTGCCTATGAACTGCCGAGGATTGATAGGTACATACTATAGACAGTATCCCTACAACTGCTAAGGATATTACTAGAATTATTCTAGGGGGTGGGGGTACCCCTAGGGGGAGACCAAAGCTGCCGGGGGTGAGTATAGGGGGGACTAGCCCCTTCAGTTACTGCTATAATTTTCTAAAGAGCCTATACCCATGATACTTGTAGGGTTATATACCTGACTAAGTGGTAAGAATGTTCTTAAAGTTCTTGACTTTTACAGGTTTTTATGATATAATATTACTATAGACTTGCTTAGGAAGTTACTTATATGAATAAACCCTCTATGACCTTTAAACAAATAGCTGCTCAGATGACTCTAGAATCTACTAATCATGAGATATTTACTGAAGATCAGATAAAAAAGATTTATTATAGGGCATTGAATAAACTAAGATTTAATAAAAAGTTACAATCTTACTATAAATAATTGTCCCGATTTAAGGAAAAGTATGGTATAATATTAGTATAAGTACTAAGAAGCTTCTAGAGTATTCACTATATAGATTTATATATAAATATTACTAGATATATTCTAATTAGTGAATATCCTAGAGGCTTCTAAGAATATTACTAATATATATACCGGTGGTGCCCACCCGGAACCCACCCAGAGGCAATAACTCTATCTGTACCAGATGTAGTTGTTTTTGTCAGTGTAGATCTTAAATATAGGGTGCCTTTTTTTCAGCGTCTAAATATGGGGCAGATTGATTTCTAGCCCGCATCTGAGTCATCTGGCTCCTCAGACTAAACAAAGAGCCTCCTTATTCTTTATTCGGAAATGTAGAATGAACCACAACATGGCTTACCCGCTGGTAGAGATTGAATGGGCAGATCATTTCTTTGACAGCGGGGATTCTTCTCTTGAAGATATTATCCAAACAGCTAAGAAGCCATACATAGGTAAGTACGTTGGGTATCTGGTACACGAGAATAAACGTATGGTGGTGCTTTGTGCTAATATCTGGGAAGATGGTTCATTGTCCTGCCCGATGTACATCATGAAACGGTGTATTGTATCTAGGAGCGATAAATAGTTATGCAAAAGAAGAATCCAGCAAATAAACCTAATCCAGAGATGCTAGGATCAGGTATGGCTCACGAAGCTGCTAAAAAACTTCGCGGCAGGGCTGCTCAAATTCGAGCTGTTGAAGAAAAGGCAATGGGCATCAAGAAGAAAAAGAAGGCTAAGTAACAAGTTTCGGACGAAAAGGGTAGCTCCCCTGTTGATGCCAATTCATCAGCTAGTCCACCTAATAACCTAATTGGAGGTAAGTATGACGTACAAAGAATATAGAGGTTTTCACGTATATCAAGACGGACAAGTATATCGTCCAGAGAGAACATTAGAACGAACAGACGGAGTTAGGCGTACTTTTAAAGGTAAATGGATAAAGACCAGAATAAGAAATGCCGATAAAGGAAGGGGCGGTGGGTATGAGTATATCGACCTATACCACGGAAATAAAGAGGTAGAGCATTTGTTATTGCATCGTTTAGTGGCTTTACTTTGGGTAGATAATCCTAACGACTTGCCACAAGTTAATCATAAAGATGGCGATAGAACTAATAACCACAAAAATAACTTGGAATGGATGACTTGCTCCAACAATCAAAAACATGCTTATAAAACCTTAAAAAGAAAACGCAAGAGTAAATTAACAGAAGATCAGGTTAAAGAGGTATATAACTTACGTAACGTAGCAGGCTTAAAGTTAGAATCTATCGCAGAGATGTTTGACATAGCCTTCCAAACAGTAAGTGATATTGCTAGAGGTAATAGATTTTGTCTGCGAAAGGAGGGTGACTAAGTGCCGTCAAGTAAGAACTATAAACGGGACTATTAGTGCCGTCAGGAAAAGAAAACAAGCGATGCTCGTGGAGAAAAGGCTGACCGAGCCTCCCGTAACAGGGCTAGACTCAGGGCCAAGAAGGCTGGTAAGAAAGTAGCAGGTAAGGATGTAGACCATAAGGACGGAAATCCAAAGAATAATAACCCTTCTAATCTCAGGGTACAGACTAAGACCAAGAATAGGTCTTATGCTCGTACAAAGAAAGCAGGTAAGAAATAATGCCGGCTAAATTCTGTGAAACTTGTGATAAAGATCTTATCTTAAAAACAAAAAGGGATAGACAGCGTAAACGATTTTGTTCTCGTTCATGTTTAGGAAAGTGGACAGCAGCAAACCGAGATCCAGAATTACTTAAACAAATGCAGAAAGCTGCTCATACATCAGAAGCTAAAATAAAGCGTAGTAATTCTCTTTCTGGAAAAAATAATCCTAGATATATTAAAGACAGATCAAAAGTTATTAAACGACCAATGGAAGGTGCTTGGCGTAAAGCAGTATTTGAAAAAGATAATTATACTTGCAAGGTTTGTGAACAATATGGGGGTAAACTAAATGCCCATCATGTCGCTCCTTATAAAGAATTTCCTCAGTTTAGAGAAGAAGTAAATAACGGTAAAGCATTATGCGAACCATGCCATAAAGAAGTACATGCAGTAGCAAAGAAAATACTATATGCCTCCTACTAAATCTGAAAAACAACAGAAGTTTATGGCTATGTGCTCCACTAAGAAAGGCAGAGCCAAGGCTAAGAGTAAGTGCCCCCCAGTTTCTGTAGCTAAAAAATATAGGAAGAAGAAGTAACGAGTTTTGAGGGAACGGGCCTCACCCCTAGTACCTCTTTTAATTAATCTGTGAGGAGATTGGTTATGAAGCTAGGAAGAGAATGTAAGAAATGTGGAGATGATAGCTGGTATAAAAGAAAAGACAGGGGAAAAATAAAGTATACATGTAAACCTTGTAAAAAGATTAGAGATAAGATTTATAGGAGTGCTCATAAAGAAGAAGCTAAAGCTTACAATAAGAAATGGGTAGCACAAAATAGGACTAAAAGCAATGCTATAAAAAGAAGATGGGCAGACAATAATAAAGACTATATCAATAAATGGTATAGAGAGTATAATGCGCGTACAGGGAAGGGAGCAGCAGACGCAGCTAAACGAAGAGCTGCTATAAGGCAGGCAATACCTATATGGGTAGATATGGAAATAGTTGAAGATTTTTATTCAGAAGCAAAATATCATCAGATGGATATAGACCATATGGTTCCGCTAATATCTGAAAAAGTATGTGGACTTCACTGGGAAGGAAATATGCAGTTACTTATCCCGAAAGAAAATTCCTCAAAAGGAAACAAGTATTGGCCTGATATGTGGGAGTATAATTAGATGGCAACACAGCATAAAATGGACTATGGTAGATTAGTCCAAACTATAGAGAATGTAAAAAAACACAATAAAATCGACTCTACAAAGATTGCAGATTTCTTTATACATTATGTCAGCGGTAATTCTTACGCTAAGTCAGCAGAGGTTGCTGGTCTCAATGTAGCTACAGCAAAACTCTGGAGACATGAAGAGTGGTTTACAGAGGTTATACAAGCAGCACGAGCAGTGGTGGGTCAGGTACTTGATCGTAAATTGTCTAAAATTATAGACATGGCACTAGGCAACGTACAAAACCGCTTAATCAAGGGTGATCCATTTAAAAACGGTTCTGAAGTTGATTATAAACCAGTAACCGCTAAAGATTCAGCATTAATTGCAGCTATTTGTTTTGATAAGCGAGCATTGAGTCGTGGTGAGCCTAATACTATCAACGCCACTACATCTGTTTCAGATAAGCTAGAAACACTTGGAGAGGCATTCGAGAAGATTGCCAAGGGTGCTCCTGATTTGAAGGTAGTAGAGAAGTAACTTGGAACTAACAGCAGAGCTTATTAAGGGATTTACAGGTTCAGTACTAGCTCCTAGGTTTGATAACCCCGCTCCTATACCAAAGTTCCACGAGGAGTTATGGGAGCTGTGTTGCCTAGACGATGACCGAGTAGCAATAGCTGCGCCACGTGGTCACGCAAAATCTACGTCTACTACCCTAAGTTATGTACTGGCAGAAGCATTGTTTAGGTCTAGTAAGTATATACTGATCGTATCAGATACAGAAGGGCAGGCTGCTCAGTTCCTTGGGGATATTAAGGTAGAGTTGGCTGAGAATGATGCCCTTCAAGATTTGTTCGGTAAAATGACATTTCTTAAAGACGCAGAGACTAACCTGGTTATCTCTATGGAAGATGGTTATCAGTTCCGTATTGTAGCGAAAGGTTCAGAGCAAAAGGTTCGTGGTCTTAAGTGGCGTAATAGACGACCAGATCTGATAGTCGGAGATGATCTTGAGAACGATGAAATGGTCATGAACCGTGATCGTCGCGAGAAGTTTCGTAATTGGTTCTACAAAGCTCTGTTACCGTGCGGTTCAGATACCTGTAAGGTACGTATTGTAGGAACTATTCTACATCTGGATTCACTACTTGAGCGTTTATTAAACGATACGTCGTGGACTACTAAGCGGTACAAAGCCCATAATGAGGACTTCACCGAGATACTTTGGCCTGAAAAATTTACTAAAGAACGGCTACAACGTATCAGACAGGGTTATATCCAACAGGGTATGCCTGAAGGGTACTCACAAGAGTACTTGAACTATCCTATTGATGAAGAGAATGCTTACTTCAGGCGAGAAGATTTTCAGAGCTATGATGAAGATGACCTACAACATAAACATCTTTATTATTATTCAGCAGTTGATTTTGCTATCTCCGATAAAGAACGAGCTGACTATACAGTCATAGCTACGGTAGGTGTAGACAGCGAAAACAATATGTACGTGGTAGACCTCCGTAGAGGTCGCTGGGACTCTCTTGAAATTATCGAAGAGATGTTCAGTGTTCACCACAGATACCGCCCTGAAGTCTTTACAGTAGAGGCAGGGGCAATTCAGAAGGCTATTGGTGCTTTCCTGAAGAAAGAGATGTTCCAGAGGTCTGTGTTTCTTAATCTGAATCCCCTGGTTCCTGTTAAAGACAAACAGACACGAGCAAGATCAATACAGGCTCGTATGCGTATGGGGGGTATCTACTTTAATAAAGATGCTTCGTGGTACGCAGACTTAGAACAAGAAATGATACAGTTTCCACGATCACAGCATGATGACCAAGTAGACGCGTTAGCTTGGATTGGGTTATCCCTAGATAAATACTTAGAAGGTAAAACCCAACAGGAAGTGGCTGATGATGATTGGGACGAAGAATTTGAAGATGATGATTACGATTTTTCTGGCAGATGTATAAGCACAGGTTATTAATTTATGTATGAAACGGGACTAAGTTTTGAAGAGATACAAGCTCTCGATAATATTGCGGAGGAGCTTGACGAGGATACTCTTCGGAAGATAGGGACAAAAGTTGTAGAAGACTACAAAGAAGATCTAAAGTCTCGTTCAGAGTGGGAAGACCGTTTTGACCAGAGTATGAATCTAGCTATGCAGACGGTAGAACACAAGAGTTTTCCTTGGGATGGTGCTTCAAACGTAAAGTATCCTATCCTTACTACTGCTGCACTTCAGTTCTCAAGTAGAGCGTACCCTGCTCTTATCTCGGGTACACAAGTTGTAAAGGCCAAGGTAAGTGGTTTTGACCCTACGGGTGAGAAGCATAATGCTGCTATCCGTGTAGGAAAGCACATGTCTTATCAAGTCCTAGAGGAGATGGAAAACTGGGAAGAAGACATGGATAAGCTCTGTGTTATCCTCCCCATCGTAGGTTCTGTATTTAAGAAAACTTATTTCAGTCCTACAGTCGGCCACAACATTAGTGAGCTAATCTACCCCAAAGATTTCGTAGTAAACTACTGGACAAAGGACTTAGAGACAGCTTCTCGTAAGACACATGTATTAGAACTGTCTGAAAATGATGTATATGAACGTGTTGCTACAGAGTTTTATATTGAAACTGATTTAGAGACTTCTACAAAAACAGTTGATGATGGCGAGAATGATCGTAGCGGTATTAATGCTCCTTCAACGACAGATGATTCTAATCCTTATGTGTTCCTTGAGCAGCATTGTTATCTTGACCTAGATGATGATGGTTATGCAGAGCCTTACATTGTTACAGTAAACTTGGAAACTGAAGAACCTGTACGTATTGCTGCTCGGTGGGATGACGAAGATGTACAGATGAAGGCAGATGGTACGATTATTCGTATCCCTGCTGTAGAATACTTTACTAAATACTCTTTTGTGCCTAATCCAGATGGTGGGTTTTACGATATTGGTTTCGGTACATTGCTTGGCCCTATTAACAATACTATCAATACCCTTATCAACCAATTGGTAGATTCTGGTACGCTTAATAACCTTAATGCAGGGTTTATCTCTAAAGGCATACGAATCAAAGGTGGTAAGAAAGCCTTTGGACTTGGGGAGTGGAAGACTGTTAATTCAACAGCAGATGATCTACGTAAAGGTATTGTACCACTTCCAACTAAAGATCCTAGTCAAGTATTGTTTAGTTTGCTTTCTATGATGATTGACAGTGCTAATAAGCTTGGGTCTGTAACAGACATCCTTACTGGGGAGAATCCGGGACAGAATCAGCCAGCTACTACAACTATGGCTGTTATTGAGCAGGGCCTCAAGGTCTTCAGTTCAATATACAAACGTATGCACCGCAGCCTAAAGAAAGAATTTAAGAAGTTATACCGTCTTAATCGTATCTATCTACCACCTGAATCTTATTTTCAAGTACTAGATATTGGTCAAGAAGGTGCTATGGAGATATTTCAGCAGGACTATAGCAAAGATGTAACCAACGTACAGCCACAGGCAGACCCTAATGTTGCATCAGAGTCTCAGAAACTCATGAAAGCACAAGCACTGCTTGAACTGGTAAATCTTGGTACGGTAAATGCGCAGGTAGTAACAGGTCGCATCTTGGAAGCACAAGACCAGCCAAATATACAAGAACTGATGCAAATGCCACAACCACAGCCCAATGAACAGTTTGAACTAGAGCGGATGAAAGCAATCGACGAATCAGACCGTGCTTGGGCTAAGATCGAAATTGAAGCTAAAGTAGCTGATGTGAAAGAATTCACTGCAATAGACAGTGCTAACAGAGCCTTTGAAGAGGCAAAGCAATCCGTAGAGGAGATGAGTAATGGAAATAACCAAAGAGCAGTACCAGCAATGGAAAAGTAATGCTGTTACAGAGTATGTACTAGAACTACTTGAGGAATACCGTTCTGATTATATGAACGCTTTGCGAGGGTACGCACGGAATGGAGATTCAATCAGTGCAGCCCGGTGTGAAGGAATGTTAGAAGGCTTAGAGCAACTGCTTTCTATTGAGTATGAAGATCCATCAGAGGATAACAAAGATGCTTGAAGTTGTAGGACATAGAGTACTTATTGAGCCTGAACATTTTGAAGAAGAGATTGATGACGGGGCTTTGAAAGGGTTTAAGTTAGATATAGGTGATGATTGGAAGCGGGAACGAGCAGCAACAGTTATTGGCTTTATTAAAGGTATTGGCCCTAATGCTTGGAAAGCCTTTGATGATGGACAACCTTGGGCTAAGGTAGGAGATAAAGTCTACTATGCCAAGTACTCAGGAAAGGTAGTTACAGACGGTAAAGAAGATTATATCGTTTGCAATGACGAAGATGTTATAGCAATAGTGCATGAAGAGGAGAGTAAATAATGGCTGAAGAAGCAGAAGTGCCAACTAAAGAAGACCTACAAGCAGCGTTAGAGAGTGATACTGCCGAAGATGAGGTCTTTGAAGATGCCGAGCAAGAAGGTGATGAGACTCCAGAGTACTCAGAAATAGAGCAAAAAGCTATCGAGATGGGTTGGAACCCAGATGGTGTAGAAGGAAAGAGGAATTTAAGTCCAGAAGAGTTCGTAGATCGAAAAGCACTCTATGATGATCTTCATTCCCTTAAACGTCAGAATAAACAGTTACGTGGTGATATTGATAATATTGCTAAGTATCAGGATAGTATCCGGGCAGATGAACGCAAGAAAGTAATTCAAGAGCTAAAGTCCCAAAAGAAAGATGCTCTTGATGATGGCGATCATGAAAGGGTGATTGAAATTGACGAACAGCTTGCTGAAGAGCGAGAAAGACATAAAGCAGAAAAAGCTGAATACAAGACTAACGAAGACTTTGAACAATGGGTAGTCGAGAACTCTTGGTATCAAAACGATAAGGAACTACGCGAAGAGGCTGATATTTACGGGGAAGTTTATTGGGCTAAAAATCCTAAGAAGACTCGTGATGAAGTCTACGAGGCAGTTTCAAAACATATCAAACGTACCTTTAATGATAAGTTCGAGAACGAAAACCGAAAGAAGCCAGCAGCAGTAGAACCCGGTAAAGGTGTACCGCGAAAGGCTAGGAAAGGTAAGCACAGTGTAAAAGATTTGTCACCAGAAGCGCGTAGTGTTATGAAAACTATTCTTCGTACTACAAAGATGACAGAAGAGCAATACCTTAAAGAATACTTCGCTATGAATGGTGAAGGTTAGTACCATCTGTAAAGACAGATACATTAAAAGAGAGGAAAGTGAAAATGGCAACTAGAGCTAAAAGTCGTGGTAGTAATCGCCCAGTACGTACCCCAGTAAGTGGAAGACGAGATGTGATGACTGTCGCAAACACAGATGAGGCATTTGTTTACCGTTGGGTAAATGATACTCAAGGACGTATCGACCTGTTCCTAAAAGGTGGCTACGAGTTTGTACAAGAAGATCTGGCAGTAGGGGATAAATCTGTGGATAGTACTTCAGATATTTCTTCTATGGTATCCAAAGGAGTTGGTGGTGGTACAACTGCTTATCTGATGAGGATTTCAAAAGAATTCTATGAAGAAGATCGAGCTGCTGCAAACCGTGCTATTGATGAGAATGAGGCTGATATGAAACGAACTCTTAATAGTGGTAAAGATGGTACTTATGGTAGCGTTAAAATTTCATAACTTGCCTAGTATCTCCATTATTGAGGGAATTTAATTTATTTTGGAGATATAAATATGGCTAATCCAGATCGCCCTAGGGGTTTTACCCCTATCAAGCACACTTCTGGTGCTCCTGTTTCGGGTCAAGTCCGTGCTATTGGTGTAGCTGATGGAGCCGACATTTTTGTTGGTGACTTGCTTAACCTTGAGTCCGGTCTTGCTGCCGTTGCAGCAACAAATGACGCCGCTATTCTTGGCGTTGCAGTAGGTTTTGGTAAGAAAGACAGTCAGACTGGTTCTATCGGCTCTGCACTTGTTAATCCTGAAAACCTTAATCAGATATATTACGATGACTCTGCATCTACGCATACCGACTACGTAGTATTTTACGTACCGGCTCGTGATATGGTTTTTGAAGTCCAATCTAATGCAGACTTGGATCTGGCTGTTGGTGATAACTGCGACTTGGTTGCAACTGCTGGTAGTGCTACTACTGGTCGTTCGCTTCAGGAAGTAGGCACCAGCACTAACGCTGACTTTATGGTTGTAGAGATTCCTGACTACTTGGATAACGATAGTACTCTTACGAATACTCGTTATTGGGTACAGGTAACTCAGACCGAAACAGCATTTGATTAAGGAGAATAACTAATGCCTATTAATAGTGGTAATTTTGCAAAGGCGCTACAGGTTGGTGTCAACGCTTGGTACGGTGAAGCATATGACAAGCATATGGAAGAATATGTACACCTGTTTGATACAGAAACCTCCCGTAAAGCCTTCGAGGAAGATGTAGGTACTAGCATGTTCGGTTTGGCTGCTGTCAAGCCAGAGGGCGGTGCTGTTGCTTACGATACGGCTACACAGGGTTTCACTACCCGTTATCAGCATATCAATTATGGTCTTGGGTTTGTTATTACTGAGGAAATGATTGAAGATGACCTGTACGATGTAATTGGCAAGAAGCGTGCTCAGGCACTTGCTTTCTCCATGCGTCAGACCAAGGAAATCGTGGCTGCTAATGTTTATAACCGTGCTGAAACGGCTGGTTATACTGGTGGTGATGGCAGTACTATGCTGTCTACGACTCATGCCAACGTATCTGGTGGTACGTATAGCAACCGTCTGACAACTGCTGCTGACTTGTCTGAAGCATCAGTTGAGCAGGCTCTTATCGACATTGGTAAGTTGGAGAATGATCGTGGTCTTAAGATCGCTATCCAACCACAGTGTCTTGTTATCCCAGTAGATCTGCAATTTGAAGCAGACCGCATCCTGAACAGTACCATGCGTCCGGGAACTGCTGATAACGATAAGGCTGTACTGACGGGTCGTTTCCCTGATGGTATCAAGATGAATCATTACTTGACGGATTCAAACAACTGGTTCATCCGAACTAATTGTCCTGACGGTATGAAACATTTCGAACGTAAGGCCGATGCCTTTACGGACGATAATGATTTTGATACTGATAACCTGAAGTATAAGGCTACTGGCCGTTATAGTTTCGGGTGGACTGACCCGAGAGGTATCTTTGGTTCATCGCCTGCGTAGGCACCAATGAACTGTTGAGTAATTAATCCGAATTTGAAGTAGGAGAATGAAATGAAGAATATGACAATAGCAGAAGCTGCATGGTTGGCCGGAATTATTGATGGTGAGGGATCTATCTTTATTATGCGACAAGCTCGTAAAGATAGAGAACGAACTGTTAATTTCATATTAAGGGTGACTGTGGAAAGTACTGATGCAATTATGGCCCCCACCTGTAAGGAAATTACAGGAGAGGGAGAAAAGATTAGACAGAATAGCGATAATCGTCCTAATTGTAGTGATCGCCTCAAATGGCAAGTAAATGGTAAGAAGGCTGTTAGAATATTAAAAGCTATATTACCATATATGATGGTTAAAAAGGATCAAGCTGAAGCTGCTATTAAGTTCCAAGAGACAACTAAGAAACATTGGCGCAATATGGAAGAAATTGATTATACAAAACAAGAGGAGTTTTATCACCTGTTAAAAGGGTTAAAAACATCTTCTAAATTGGGTAAGCAATCTGATAAAATTGTCGCATAACTAATAAACTTTTTAGGGGGCGCAGAGTTAAGGTTCCTAGCGCTTAAATGAGTATCACCATAGTCCGCCCCTAATCTTTTAACCTATATACCTCCAAAATCGGAGGCTTGACGAGGGGCCACCCTCGGGAGTAAATATCATGGCTGCAAACGAAAGTACTAAATATACACATTTTTCTAACGTATCGATTGGCACTGCCAACGGTGGTGGTGGTCTTCAAATTGCCGGTACATCGGTAACCGCTACTGCTGCTGAAATTAATGCCGCTGCTGATGTATCTACGCGAGGTGAAGCAGTAGTTGCAACTAATGTAATTACCGCTGCTGAATCTGGTAAAACATTCTTCCTCAACGTTGCTGGCGGGTTTACATCCACCCTACCAGCTCCTGCAACTGGCCTTAACTACAAGTTCGTAGTGAGTACTGCACCTACTACTGCTTATATTATTACTACCAATGGTGGTGATAATGTTATTGAAGGTATGGCAGATGTAAACTCCACACTTGTTCTTGCAGCTAATGAAGATAAAATCAACTTTGTAGCAAATACAGCTATTGTTGGTGATTGGGTGGAAGTAGTATCCGATGGCACTAGTTGGTTTGTAACTGGACAATCTGGCGCTGCTGGTGGTATTACCTTTACCGTTACATAATAGTATGTAGCCCCCTTCGGGGGGTTATTTAGTTAAGGAATACTTAAGGACTAAACATGGCAAACTCAATAACACGACAAACGATTGTGGATGGCAGCAGAAAACTTGTTGTCAAGATACATATTGAAGGAGATGGCTCAGGTGAAGAAACTAATACAGTATTGATAGACGCCTCCTCATATACACCAGCTAGTACTGATATACGTATAGATGGTATCCACACTGCTCTTACGGGTTTCACGGCAGATTTAATTTGGGATGCTACAGCTAATGTACCTATTCTTAATGTGCCAGATTATGAGTATAATCTTAATGGCCCTCAGATTGGGTACTTTGGCGGATTCAGGAATAATGCAGGTGCAGGCCGTACTGGTGATATTCTTATATCAACAACTGGTCTTGGTGCAGCAGATCATGGTACGATTACCTTAGAGATAACTAAGCGTAATAACGTATAACCTGTGAAAAATACCAGAGCAATAAAAGGTACATGGAACGCTCTTTGTGATGTTTGTGGCTTTAAGTTTAAAGCTTCCAAGCTAAGAAAGAGGTGGGATGGATTGTACGTCTGTAAAGCTGACTACGAGGTACGTCACCCATCAGATTTTTTTAGAGTACGCCCAGAAGATACGACCGTTCCTTGGGTTCGTGATGATGATGGACAGGATGAGGCGCTTACTCGCTATGTTGCAGAAGAAGGTGGGGATGGTCTTGGATCGGGGTTATATGTACCAGACACTTATGTGGAATTAGGCTAATGGCAATTACTTTACGAACAACCAAAGGTACGCCTCTTACTCATTCCGAGTTAGATGCTAACTTTACAACTTTAGAAACCGATCTCGATACTGCCGAAACTAAGCTTGCGACTATTGAGACGGGTGCTACGGCTGATCAAACCGCCGCTGAGATTAAGACTCTTTATGAAAGCAACTCAGATACTAATGAGTTCTCTGACGCAGAGCAAACTAAACTTGCGGGGATAGAGACACTTGCAGATGTAACAGATACAGCTAATGTTACAGCCGCCGGTGCCCTGATGGACAGTGAAGTAGATGCTGATCTTAAAACACTATCTCTACCAGCAAACACAACTATTAGTGCTTTTGGTGCATCTATAATTGATGATGCTGATGAAGCCACTTTTAAAGCTACTGTTAATCTTGAGATTGGTACGGATGTGCAGGCTTATAATGCCGACATCCCCACAGTTGCTGCATCACAAGCGGAGATGGAAGCGGGGACTGAAACTGCTCTACGATCTATGTCTCCCGAACGGGTTAAACAAGCGATTGCTGCATTGGAGACTGGCGCTACTTTAAGCGATAATAATACGTGGACAGGCACCAACGAGTTCCAGAAATCAATCTACACCAAAAAAGGCGCAGACATCGCCTCGGCTAACGATCTCGTTCTCCTCGCTGACGGCAACTTCAACGACATAACCGGCACGACCGCAATCAACGGCATGACAGACGGTGTGCTGAATGAGACACGCCACTTCAAGGCTGATGGTGCGCTCCCGTTAAATCACGACACGGCCCCCTCTGCTGGTTTCTCGAAGCTCTACATCGTGCAAGGAGCGGCAAGCATCACGCTGGATGCCGGGGCTGAGTTCGATGCCATTTATGACGGGACGTATTGGCGGATATTTAATATTAATCTAGCCAGTGGTGAGGCGGTTGTTGCGCCATCCGGGGTAACCCTCGGCACACCTGTTGCCTCAACCTCTGGAACGTCTATTGATTTTACATCAATACCATCGGGTACAAAGAAGATAACGATCAATTTTGTCGGGGTTTCAACCGCTGGCACTGACGCCCCATTGATACAGTTAGGCGATAGCGGCGGCATTGAAGCCACTGGTTACTTGGGGGCGGGAAATACTTTGGCTGGCGCGACCAATAGCACTAGCTACACAACTGGGTTCGGAATCAGGTCAACAGGGGCGGGAAATATCCTTCATGGATCTATAATACTAGTACTAGAAAACGCCACATCCTTTTCCTGGGTTGCGTCGGGGCGGGTAGCGTTCTCCAATCTTGCTGGCGAAGCGACCATGTCTGGATCTAAGTCTTTAAGCGCAGAACTAGATCGAGTAAGAATAACTACCATTTCCGGCACAGACACTTTCGATGCTGGTGAAATCAATATCCAATATGAGTAATTATCATGCGTAGAGAAATTAACTCACAAACAGGCGAAATCACTGAGCATCCTGATGTTGTTGTGGTGCTCCCTATACCCACACAAGCCGACTTAATCGCCCACGCCGAACAACTCGCAGCAGCCAAAGAGGCGGCACTAAAAAGCCCTCTCGACTCATTGCGGCGCACCAAAGCAAGCCTGCTGCAAGGCAAGCGAGGCAAGGGCAAGCCACTCACGGCAGATGAGACAGGCTATCTCGACGCGCTGGAGGCTGATCCAAGAGTGCTCGCATCTGTCACCCTGCTTGATGCAGCAGAATCTATTATTGCCGATATTGATTCAGGGGCAATTACGACCCTTGCGGAAGTCGATCAGGCATTCGGGGGCTTGTAATGAGTCACGAAGCCAATCACATCAAAGATATTGCCAAGCATGTACTGGACGCCGGGCTATTCCCTGCTGGGGTTATTTCTGCATTGCAAAGCCTTGGCATCATCATAGAGGGCTTTATCAATCCAGCGCTGTCCATGCTGGTATTGATTGCCACGCTGTGGTGGGCTGTTATTCGCATTAAAGAGCGGAATAAATGAGTACAAGAAAGATTAATCGTAATACTTAATTAGGTAGGAGTTTTCGATGGCTTTAACAGCCTCAACAGATTACAGCATCACTAAGAACGATCTTATCAAAGCTTCTCTACGTCTTATAGGAGTAGGCTCTATAGATGAAGATCCTACCGATGATGAGATAACTCAGGCGGGTGTTGCCCTTAACATTATGCTCAAGGCTTGGCAGGCAGATGGTCTTCAGTTATGGCAAGTGCGTCGTAAGAGTCTTACACCCGTTGCCAGTCAATACCAGTATAACCTTGGTATCTCTAGTCCATCAGGGGATGTTGTAGGTTCTCGTCCTATGCGTATTATTGATGTTTATAGGCGTACTACAGCAACTGTTACTGACGTGCCTTTAATTAAGATGAGTCGTGAAGAGTATTGGAGACTATCTGATAAAGACTCTGAGGGTATCCCTGTTAATTATTACTATGATTTACAGTTGAATAACGGTGTGCTAAACGTATGGCCCTCACCCAACGCTTCATTTGCTGCTGCTAATACCCTTGAGATTCTTTATCAGAAGCCTTTTGACGATATGGATGAAACATCAACTGACGACTTTGAGTTTCCGTCTGAGTGGTATGAAGCTATCAAGTACGGACTTGCCGTAAGACTAGCTCCTGAGTATGGTATACCACGTCTTGAACGTGGATTACTCCACCAAGAAGCAACTGTCGTAAAGGATACAGTTATGGCTTGGGATCAAGAAGATTCGTCTATTTACTTCTCACCGGAATACCGTTAATGGCTTCTGATAAGATACCTGTTGCTGTTGATTTTGTAATCAGGGCTTTTAGCGGTACTGGCATAACAGAATATGCCTCTGGTATTTTTAACGGCATCATACAGAAACTAGGAGATGTTCTTGAAGTTACTCAGCGACCTTCTATTGATGTTTTTGGCGATGCCGAATCTGCATCTGGTCTGAATGATCGTGGTAGGGGTATATACTATTGGGAACACAACAATACGCTCTATTTCGTAGAGGATGACACTGTATACAGGGATGACTATAGTACAACCGTAGGGACTATTTCTAGTGGTACTGAGCGTGTAGAGTTTCACGAAGCAAATGTATCTGGTGGTGGTGAAGTGCTTATCATTACTGATGCTGAAAATAATAATGCCTTTAAGATAACTACGGCCAATGTATTCAGTTCTCACTCCCCTACTAATTTCCCTACAACTTTGTGCCAAGGTGGTGCAGTTCTAGATGGTTACTTATTCCTCATGGATGAAGATGGGATAATTTATAACAGTGCTGTTGGGGATGTTGATACTTTTCCGGCTGCTGGTTTTATTACTGCCGAGCGTAATCATGATAAGGGTGTATACTTAGGAAGGCATAGAGAGTCTGTTGTTGCTCTTGGTACACGTACTATTGAATTCTTCTATGATGCAGCCAACTCTGTAGGCAGTCCGTTAAATAGACGTGCGGATATATTTCATAATATTGGCTGTGCAGATGGTGTATCTGTATGGGAAAATGGGGATATAATCTACTTTGTAGGGTCAGACCCCAGTGGTAGTTTAGGCGTATATAAGATAGAGAACTACAATGTAACAAAGGTATCTACAGATACTATAGACTCTTATATCAATCATAATATTACACAAGAGTCTTTCAGGATGGTTGGATCGGGACTTAATGCTCAAGGCCATCTTGTCTATACGCTAACGCTTTATAATCTTCCGGGAGCTGCTTCTACCTCGCCTATCAGCCCTGAAATCACACTAAGTTTTGATACTTTTGCAAAACTATGGGGCGTATGGTCTACTACCATTAACGGGCATACAACCTTTCCGTTAGTATCTTGGACTAAGCGTACTGGTGGCTTCAATGAATCTGTAAGGGCTAGAGCAGGGGAAGGTATTTTAACTAATGGTGATTTAATCACCCTTGGTGACAATATGGTTCCTATCGATACTATTCTAGGTTTTACAGGATACTTTGTAAGTGGTTATATAGACAGTACTTACTTTGTTGCTGCTGCTCCAGATGTAACTTCTAATGTTGCCTTGAAAGTAAGAACAGGTATGTACGATGGTGGTATAAATAAGTTAAAGTTCCAAAACTCTATTAAACCAACTTATGATGAAACACCCACATCCCAGACATTAACCCTGCAATGGTCTACAAGTGCTGAGCAAGAGGGTACCTTCACTACTGGGCGTTCCTTGGATACAAGTAAGAGGGATATAGCCCGTAGAGGGGGCAAGTTTACTAGACGGAATTATCAGTTATCGTACTCTGGTGATGAACAACTTTACCTACAAGACTTAGACATAGACGTTAATATTGGAGATTATTAGTGGCTCATAAAGAACGATTAAACCCTCCTCCAACCATTGTATCAGAATTTAACAGTCCTGTATGGAAGTCTTGGTTTTCTAAGGTGTACGATACCATATCTTTTAATAGTTATCTGTCGGGTAGTACTACCGCTACTGCAATTACGGCGGATAAATCAAACGTTATTATCGTTACCAGTAATGTAACCATTACACTACCAGACGCAGACCACAACGCAGATAAACATTATTACATTAAGCGTGTAACAGCGGCAGGGGCAGTTACGGTAGCATCGTCAGATAATATAGATGGTTCAGCTTCTGTTTCACTTGCAGCAAATTACGATTCAATACATGTATTCTGTGACGGAACTACATGGCACATTATAGGAAGAGAATAAATGGCTTTAGTTACACGACAAGGTGCTGGTGCATCATTATCGCAATCTCAAGGGGACACTAACTGGAATACCCTTAACGGTATTAATGAGGCTCAAACAGGTACTACTCATACGATAGATCATACAGATGAACTAAAAACTATTGAGTATAGTAATGCTTCTCCTGTGGCAGTTACTTTAACAGCTATTGCTACTATCGATGGTGCTAATGATTCTCAGATCTCAGATTTTAAAGTAACCCTTAAGAATATCGGGGCTGGTTTAGTTACTGTTACTTGTGGTGGTGCTGATACTTTTGATGACGGGTCTACATCTAAAACTCTAAGCCAGTATCAATCAATTACTTTACAGACAGATTCAACAGGCGCTATCTGGAATGTAATTGGGGGCAGTCTCAGTGGTGGTCTAGCAAGTGATGGCGCTAAAGTCGATAACTTCCCATCTGGTACAGCTTTAGTATTCTACCAAGCCTCCGCCCCTACAGGATGGACAGGCTCAGATGCAAATGCAAGTCACGGTATTCAGGTAGTTACAGAAACTAGTGCCAGTGGTGGTTCCACTGGTGGTTCCGTAGATTTCAGTACAGTATTCGCTAGGACTGCTACAGATAGCCATACTCTCACTATTGCTGAAATGCCTTCGCATAATCATACTCATGGTGCTGGAACGCAGATAGGCACAGATTACGGATCACAGCCCACTGCTGGGCAGGGCACAGAAGGCACTAGTTCTACAGGAGGGGGTGGTGGCCATACTCACAATATTGACCTACAAGTTAAATACCTTAACGTAATCGTAGCAACTAAAGACTAATGGCTATTAAAACTATATCTACTTGCCCTCTAGGGTCTGTCTGCGAAGAAGTTAAAGACGGGGAAGTGCATCGTTGCGCTTGGTACACTGAGATAGCAGGCAAAGACCCGCAAACGGGCAAGGACATCAATCAATCTTATTGCGCTATGGCTATCTTACCTAAACTTATTATTGAGAATACGGGTAAGCAGATTCGTACAGGTAGTGCTATTGAATCCTTTAGGAATGAAATGAAAAGTGATAACAGAGTACTAACAGATGTACTAAGTAAAGTAAATACCTTTCCCACAATATCTAAAGATATAACGGGCTACTTAGAGGATAAGGAATAAACATGTTCAACAAACTTATACATCAGCTTACTTGGGGGTTCCAGCCCTATTACTTTTTAGGATCTATTGCTGCATCTGTCGGTGGATCACTAGTTAGTGGTCTATTCGGCTCTAGTTCCGCTAAGAAAGCGGCTAAACAGAGTCGTAAAGGTCAAGAAGCCGCTGCTAGAGCTGCTAAGGAACAGTATGAGAAATCAGAAAAAGCATTTAAACCTTACACCGAAGCTGGTACTAGGGGCCTAGCAGAGTATGAGCGCATGCTTGGTGCTCAGGCAGATTACGAAGATCTGATTAAATCAGACATACGAGATCCGTTCCAGTTTGGTGCTGAGGAGTTCCAACAGTACAAAGACCCCGGTTATGAGTTTCGTCTAGCTGAAGGTGAACGTGCCCTATCCCGACAAGCAGGTGCTCTGGGTAAATTACAGAGTGGTGAACGGGCTGTTGGTCTTATTCAATATGGTCAACAGATGGGTTCTCAGGAATTTGGTGCTGCCCGACAAAGAGCCATGCAGGATTACCAATCTCAGGTGAGTCGTGAGCAACAGGAGTATGAACGCTCTTTAGGTACATATGGTCGTCAGTACACAGCTCCTATGAGTGGCTATGGCGGTCTTGCTGATATAGGACGTTCTTCGGTATCTGATTTGGCAAGACTGGGTGCTGCTGCCGCTGGTGCTCAAGGACAGGCTGCTGTGGGTGCTGGAGAAGCTAGGGCTGCTGGTACGCTAGGCTCTGCTGGTGCTTGGAGTGGTGCTTTGAGGGATATTGGTCAACAGTTCACAGGAGCAGGTGGAGGAACATTTAACCCACCCCCTTACAGTACACCAACGGGTACTATGAATACTGGTGGCGGTTTCTTAGCCAATTTGCCGGGGAGATACTAATGGCGCTAAACGATCTTATTGCAGCTTCTGGACAGAAGTTGTATGAAAACATGCGTAAAGGCTTCATAGAACGCCCTGAGGAAGCCCGTCAGCGTGGTTTAGAGGAGATGAGGCTACAGGGTATGGGTCAAGAACAAGAGCTGAGAGGACTTCAGATTGAGTCTGAGAGGGCTGGTCTAGAAGAACAGGCCGCTGGTGCACCTATACGTAAACTTAGAAGGGCTGAAGAGACTCGTAAACTCCAGTCTGAATATCTTGCTGCTCAAGAAAAGGCTGCTGCTGAGACCGCTGGCTTAGAAAGAGATAAACTACGAACTGAATTGGCTCGTAAACGTCAAGAGATAGCTCAAGCTGCTACAAAAGAAGAGAGAGAAATCGAGACAGCTAATGCTAAGGAATATGGTAATATCGTCTTAGGTGCTGTATCCCAACCAACTACAGAGGATGCTGTTGCTTATATTGCTGCCAATAAACAGTCTTTGTTAGACGCTGGTGGCCCTGAAGAGGATGCTACTATCGAGGCTATTCTAGCTGCACCTCCTGAAGAACAGGCTCAGTTAATCAGTATTCTAAGAAATTCTCAGCCTGATATTATAGAACATGTACAGGAACTAGAAAAAGAAGCCGCTAAGGCCGCAGGCAAACCAAAGGGTAAGGCTACTATGGCCCGGAAAGCTAATGCCAGCGAGGTAGGTTTTGCTGAAGATCTTATAAAAGATCATCCCACCCTAGGAGATTTACCCGGCAGAGATGCTGGGCCGAGGAAAAAACTGGCTGAAGCTACTGCTAATAGAGCGCAAAAACACATGTCTGAGGCTAGAGATGCTGGACGCACTCTTGATCTTACAACTGCTACTAATATGGCTATAGGTGAACTTGTATCTAATAAGGATAAGTGGCTAAGCGAGACTGCTGCTGGATTGTTTGGCACTTCCGAAATAAGACCAGAGCTGTTGTTTGAAGGGGAGGTAGGAGAAGAACCTGACAAAGAACAACCCGAAGAGATAGTGCGTAATGTTAACGGTAGAAAGGCAATCTTTGATGCTAACAAGAAGTTTCTTAGGTGGGCTGAATAATGGCTGAGCCCGTGCCTACATGGGAGGAGTCAGAAGAGGTTATACCTACGTGGGAGAGTAGCACCCCTGCTGAGGATGTTACTCAGGAGGTTAGTACGGCTAGTTCTACGGATATACCTACATGGGAAGACAGCACAGAGGCCGCTCCTTCAGAGGAGGGCTTCCGTGCGCCTAGAGGGTTTGCAGAGCGTGTAGATAATCCTGTAGAGTCTATTAAAGAGCACGGTATTATATCTAACCTTGTAAAGAGTTATTTTACACCTGCTGAGGATTTCGACAAACAAAAGAAAGAAAACAGAAAAGCTACTATACATACTGTACCAGCTATTGCCCAACTTAACGAAACACTCGACAAGTTTGAGGCTCTTGCAGCTACAGGAACAATGACACAAGAACAAGAAGAGCAATATGGCCGTGTACAGGATGCCTATGGCGATTTATATGCCAGAGTAGATAAAGCATATGAAGAGGGGAAGTTCGATGCTGGAGGTTTTGAATGGAAAGACCTTGCAGACGCATGGGAAAAGGATGCGGGGGGTCTTGTAGCTGAGTTCCTTAACAGCGTTGTAGGCACTCCAGAACTAATGGTAACACCTGCTGGATGGGCTGCTGTAGCGGCAAAGACTGCACAGACAGCAAAGGTACTAGGGGCAGGGGTAAAGGCTACTAAAGCTGCTGAGATTGCTGGTGGTATGACAGGTACTGCCTTGCTTGGTGGTAGCCTGACTGCTAGTCAAAGTGCTGCGGAACAATATGCTAAGAAGGGAGAGGTAGATGCAGAGGAAGTACAGGCTGCTGCTACTTTAGGCGCTGTAGCTGCTCCTATTCTGGTAGGGGGTGCTAAAGCAATTGTAAAAGGAGGTAAAGCAGTCAGTGCAGCTAACTTCGATAGGCAAGTTAAGAAATATACAGAAGAGGCTGGTTCCTTAGCAGCAGAATATACCAATAAAGGGCTTAACCCTAGGAGGGCTGTACAAAGGGCTATAGATGAAACTGTTAAAACACCTAAATTGAGGGAAGAACTTGCTAAGAGACATGATTATATTTCGACTAAAACATTAGAAGAGAGAGTACCAGATAAAGATGTTTCCTTAGAAGTCTCTAATAAGGCTGCTGTATTCCTTAGCGAAAAGATTAAGCCGGTAGGTAAAACCCTAGACTACTATTTAGCTCCTATCTCTACACAATTATCCCTTAAACACAAAGGATTGGGATTTTCTGTGCAGCGTCATGATCAGAGTCTGGGGCTTCGTATAAAACATGGTCTTGATGTTAAAGAAAGGTTTCAGAACTCTATCAAGAAATTGCCTAAAGAGAAGGTCAGTAAACTGCACCACGCCCTTGCTAACCGCAATAGAGAAGGTGCGTTAGAAATGGCTGGTACAGATACCGATCTTGTAGATTCTCTTAAGAGTCTTTTTTCTTATTTGGATGATGTCCATGGAGAGGCTAAGGTACTTGGCATGAAGATAGGCCATATTGAAGGCTATTATCCAAGACGTATATCCGACTATTCTAAATACATAAAAGCTAAAGGGTATCAAGTATCAGAAGTTCAAACCTTCCTTGCCTCCCATTTGAACAAGAAGTTTAAGCTTCACAAGAAAGAGAGTCAGTTTAAAAAGACTATTCCTATAAAGGAGGCACGTAAGCACTTTACGCCTGATGAATTTGATAACGCAATGAACAAATTCTTTGAAACTCGTCGAGGAGCGCCGACAATCAAGGGGGCAAGTGCAGGGCAGAAAGGACGTGTAATAGATCGCGTATCTGAAGAAGACCTCGTAAAGTTCTATGATGATCCTATCAAAACATTGACAGATTATGTAAATACAATGTCGATGCAAGTACAAACTCGTAAATTCTTTACTGATAACGGGGTCTTGGCACCGGACGAAGTACCACGTATAGGGGATGATGTACTTTCTGCTGAAACCAACCTTATTGATACTAGTATAGGCAGACTAACACGGAAGCTTCTAGATGATGGTGAGATATTGCCGGAAGATATTGAAGGCATAACTGCTCTTCTTCATGCTAGGTTTGTAGGGGGGTCTAAGTCGCCTAATAAGATTTCTGGTGGTATTAAAGACTTGCTCTATTCTGCACTGCTTGGCAATCCTATATCTGCCGCTACTCAGCTTGGCGATATAGGTGCTGCTGTCTATTTGAACGATACTGGGTCGGCAGTTAAGGCACTGGCAGGACAAATAAACAATAGGGCCAAAAGATTCACAATGAAAGAGATGGGGCTAGACAATCTCGTAGAAGAACTAGAGCACTTACGGCCTACATCTAAAATATTAGAAAAAGCTTTGAAATATGGTCTTTTTAAATCTGTAGACAGGCTTGGTAAAGAGGTTGTTATAAACGCCTCTTTTAAAAAGATGCAGAAAATGGTTAAGACTAAAGAGGGTCGGGTAAAACTTCACGACAAGTACAGAGAGGCCTTTACTCCCGAAGAGTTTACACAGCTTATGTCTGATATAAGATTAGGCCGTAAAAGTTCTAATCTGAAATTTATGCTATGGCATGAGCTGGCAAAAGTACAGCCTATAAGTATGTCTGAGATGCCTCCGGGGTATCTTAACAACCCTAATGGCCGTATATTCTATATGCTTAAAACCTTTACCCTCAAACAGTTGGACATTGTACGCAGAGACTCTATCGAGTTGATCAAGCAAGGGAAGGTTAAAGAGGGGACAAGCAACTTGTTACGTCATGCAGCTATTCTGGGTCTGGCTAATGGATCTGTGGCACAAGTGAAAGGGTGGTTACGTGGGGACGATGAAGCTTTTGACGATGTTGTTATAGCTAATATATTCAGGAACTATGGTTTGTCTAGTTACTTAGCTGGAGATATAACTAGCGGAAAACTTGGTAGTGCTTTTGTAAACCTTGTGATACCGCCTTATAATGTTATTGATGATGTTGGTCAAGCAGTTGCAACAGGTGATTTTATGAGAGGTTCTAAGCATATCCCGGTAGTTGGTAAGCCTTTTCATTTGTTTATGGAACAACAATAAAATGCCAAGATTCTCCAAAACGTCGAAAGAAAGGCTTGAGACTTGTCATCAAGATATTCAGACGGTCATGAACCAAGTTGTAAAAGTATGGGACTGTACTATTCTTTGCGGCCATCGTGATGAAGAAGATCAGACCAAAGCATTTGAAACAGGTCGGTCTAAGGTCTCATGGCCTAACAGTAAGCATAACAAAACCCCATCAATGGCTGTAGATGCTGCACCGTATCCTATCGACTGGGACGATCTTGAGCGGTTTAGGAGGTTTGCTTGGTTTGTTAAGGGTGTTGCTGCGGGGATGGGAATCGTTGTCAGGCTAGGAGCTGATTGGGACAACGATAATAGCATCATTGATCAAACCTTCCATGACCTTCCCCATATCGAGCTTGTAGCGCCACGAGAAGACTACTAAGAGGACTTATGAAGACCATATACCTAGTACACGGGTTCAGGGAGAACGATGCTCAGACAGCGTCTCTGAGCTTCCTGAAGGAACCATTAGAACAGGCAGGGCACAAGGTAGTCATTGTAGACTATGGATACGTCCATAGGCTGCGTGTGAGGCTCTGTAACAGTCGTTTGGCTAAGATGCTGGCAT